AAGGCAGCCAAGGCAGTCAAGGAAAGGAAAGACATGGAGCTGAGGGAAGTGATCAGCACATGGCCGGAGAAGATGACGTCAGCGGAACTCAAGGACATCGTCGAGCATAGCCTGGACTACTCGGGTAAGTACTCATCCCTGACCTATCGCTTCACCCGTAAGGCGATGCTAAGGTTCGACATGGACGGATACTGGCACAACCTTTGCCACTTGCCCCGCCGTCAAGATGGTTGACGCTGTCGTGCGTGACACGCGCTAGGCTCAACGACCTGACGGCTCCGACCAAGGAAGCCAAGTCGTTTGATGCTTGGTTCTTCGCTCAGCCCAAGAAGGTCCAAGAGAAGATGCGAGAGAACGGCGTACTGCCTTACGCTGAAATGGCGCAACCTAGGCACGTCTTCAACATCGACGCCAATCATCCTGACTGGGCGTTCAACCCTACCGACATCGGCAGACGCGAAGAGGTCGACGCCTTCATCTCTCGCGATCATGTAGGCGTGATGCTCAAGGGCTTCATGGATGCGCTGGCCTGCACGGATAACTTCGCCTTCCGTCGACACGTCGAGCTGATACGCTGGGCGCTGAGTCTGCCCGGCTGTCTGTCGTCTCGCCTCATCGGTAAGATGTATGGACGATCCCATTTCTGGATGCGTGCCAGGGCTAAGGAGATCCAGCGCACGGTGAACTCCGACGCGTGCGGTCTGTTTCCTCATGTGAATGCCAGACGCGGCAAGAATAAGGTGACCGCCCCCCTGCCCCCTGCCACGCCCAAGCGATGAAAACGGCCCATACCCCCCCTTTCAGGAGTCTCCTCAGACCCCCCCGCTTCACGCGTGGCCCGTCACCACGAAGGTTTTTCGTGGGGTCACAGAGCGAAAACAGGCCGTTTAACAAACCATGGCTCTAACCAACTCAGAACTGGGTTTGGCGCTCGGCGTCACCGCGCAACGCATCTCAGTCCTTCGACGCGAAGGTATGCCGACCGACAGCATCGACGCGGCTCGGGCGTGGCGAGAAGCCCGGGCGAACGTGCAGCGGGCCGCGGCACCCAAGGCCGCACCGGCTCAGCTCGACGACGGCTCCCTGGCTGACACGATCAGCGAACATCGGACCTTGGTCAGTCGGGCGCGTGGCGTCTGGCAGGCGGCCATGGAAGGGGGCGACCCTAACCAGGGGAAGTACCAGTCGAGTTATAACGCCTCCCTGAAAACCCTCGTGGCCCTCGAGGAGGAGCAGGAGCGTCGGCTCATCCTGACGAAGGATTACATTTCCGCAAAGGAAGCCACCGAGGCCATGCGCGACATGACCGCAGGCATCGTCAACCGCCTCGACAAACTCGCCCTCGACGTGGCCGAAGGATGTAACCCCGAGAACCCTGCGAAGGCCGTCAAGGTGCTCGAGGCTTGGGTGCGCCGCGTGAAGGCCGACCTCTCGACCCACGATGAATAAGGCCGACTTGCTCCGCATCGGTCGGGACGTGCTGCGTCCGTCAGACTCGGGCGACGTCGTCGAGTGGCTTGAGTCGAACGTCCACGCCATCCCCGACTCACCGATGCCCGGGCCGTTCCGCTCCGAGCGCACGCCTTGGGTCGCCGAAGCCCTACGCATCGCCGCCGATCCCGAGACGAAACTTCTGACCGTCCTCGCCAGCATCCAGTCCGGCAAGTCCCTCTTCGCCCGCCTGCTCACCTGTCACATCATCGCCAACGCTCCTGGGCCGACGATGGTGCTTCAGGCCACCGACCCCGAGGCCAAGGACTTTGCCCTGCGTTACCTCCGCCCGGTCTGGAACAACTGCCCGCCGGTGAAGGCACGCCTTTCGGGCGACGACCTCGACAGGTCCACGACCGCGGACTTCGACCGCATGACGCTTTACTGCCGCGGCATCTGGAACGAGGCCAACCTTCAGCGCCTGTCCCTGCGTTACACCATCGCCGACGAGTGCTGGATGGCTCCGCCCGGACACCTTGCCGAACTGAGCGCGCGCGTGACGGCCTTCGGTTGGATGGGCAAACGCATCTTCCTATCCCAGGGCGGACGGGCGGGGCAGGAGTTCCATCAGCTGCACGAGACGACGGACCAGCGTGACTGGAACATGAGGTGCCCGAAGTGCGACCACTTGCAACCATGGGTCTGGGAACAGATCAGGTTCCCCGAGGACGCCAAGGCGACCGGCACATGGGACTTGCACAAGGTCAGCGTGGGCACGACCTACGAGTGCGCGGCCTGTCGGACGCATCTGCCCGATACGAACGCCAGTCGTCTTGAGGCCAACGCGCGTGGCACGTTTGTAGCCACATCGGTCGCCGCCAACTCCGGGCACATCGGCCTGCATTGGAACAGCCTTGCGACGATGAGCTGGGGCGAGCTCGGCGTGCTGATGCTCAAGGCCAAGGAGGCAAACGACCAATACGGAGACGAAGAGCCGCGGCGCATCTTCAAGCAGAAGCGGCTGGCCATGCCCTGGAGCGAAGAGGGCGGCGAGATGGTGGCGCTGGCGGAGGCCGCGAACTACAAGATGGCCGACCCTTGGGACGCGGAGGCCGCGATCACCCCGAAGGCCCGCGTCGTCGAGCAGAAAGACGCCGTGCCCGGTAGCATCCCTTTCCGCACGATGGGGGTCGACGTCCAACGTGGTCACTTCTGGGTGACGGTCCGCCGATGGGCCAAGACCGGGCATAGCCGTCTGATGGCCTTCGCCCGTATCGACTCATGGGGCAACGTCGAAGCCTTCGCCAAACAGCACGGCGTCCATCATGCCATGATACTTTGCGACTCAGGAGATAATACGACTGAGGTATATCGAGAGTGCGCCAAGCGGAACTGGAAGACGGCCAAGGGCTCAGGCTCCGACGACTTCGCCGTCACCGACAAGTCCGGCAACACGACCCGCCGCTTCTATTCCGAGAAGCAGTCCATCGTCGTCCCTGGCATCCCGCAGCGGGCCATCCTAATCGTCCACAGTGCGACGGCCGGCAAAGACCTCCTGCACGGCCTGCGGGCTCGACGCGTCTGGACCTACGCCCTCGACGCAACCGAGGAGTATGCTTCTCAGCTGAGTGCCGAAGTCCGCGTGAAGGACAAGCGGACCGGCAAGCCCATGTGGATACTTCCCCAGGGGAAGAAGGATAACCACGCCATGGACTGCGAAATCCTCGCCCTGCTGGCCGCCGTCCGCTGGGGCATCGCCGGGCGGGAAACTGCCGAAACCGACTTGCAACCGTCATGACCCTTGGCACGCTATATGCAAGGGTACGCCGTTTAGTGTCGTGGGAGGAAGAGACTCATGGCGTGGGCTGGGCGGCGTACCCCCTCCACGGCTTCCATTCTCGGCAAGTTTAAATGGCTCAAGGACTATTCATCGGCCTCACTGAATGCGAACTCCTTGCGATCAAGGAGAAGGCTGTCGCCCTAATTACTGAGGGGAAGACCCTCATGAGTTACAGTGACAGCGGTTCGAGCGCCAGCCGCCAGATGGTTCTGCCTGCAAAGGAGATGCTCTCCGAGGCCCTGTTCGCCCTGTCGAGGCTGGACCCTGCCACCTACGGCGCTCGTCGCACGATCATCTCGACCGACTGGCAGAACCGTCAGGACTAACTTTCCATGGCCATCCGCAATAAGATTAAGACCGTCAGCCTGCGTCCCAAGCCGGTGACGCCTGCCCCGACCGCCCCGCAGCCGCAGGCTTCCTACGGCGATTGGCAGAGCATTGGCGTGACGCGTGCCCGCCGTGCGGCCTACGGCGCCGAACCGCGCGACCTTCGCCGTGACCTGACGCCCTACGACCGCCTGACGATGGTTCGCAAGTGCCGCTGGGCCGAGCGTAACTCCGGGCTGTTCAAGCAAATCCTTGCGGACATCTGCCTCTACACCGTGGGCGACGGCATCAAGCCGCAGAGCCACGCGTCGACCCCTGAGATGCAGGAACGCTACGAGGCTTACTTCGCCGAGAAGGCCAAGCGTATCGACATCACGAACCGCTTCTCGTTCTACCAGGCTCAGTCCATCCTTCTCCGCGGCATGATCCGCGACGGTGATTCCTTCGCCGCCAAGGTGCGTAACGGCGCCGGGGAAGCCAAACTCCAGCTGATGGAAGCCCACCGCGTCGGCGACCCTCTCGAAGGCAAGGTGCCCGAGGGTATGCATGACGGCATCCAGTTCGGTCCCTATGGCGAATACATCGCCGTCAACATCTACCGCTCCGACGGCTCGTCCCGCCAAATCCTCGCTCAGTCGATGATGATGGTGGTCGACCAGGAGTATGCCTCCGGCGCCCGTGGCGTCCCCCTGCTCCAGCACTCCATCAACTCCATCCAGGACGAGATGGAAATCCTCGCCCTCGAGAAGCAGGCCGTGAAGGACAA